GCAAAATGCCTCGACAGGTTGGTAAGACAACCACGACAGTTGGTTATATGTTGTGGTCTGTTCTTTTTAATGATGACTACAGTATTGCCATACTTGCAAACAAAGGATCACTTGCTCGTGATATCTTAGGAAGAATACAGTATGCGTATGAATATCTTCCTATTTGGTTGCAACAGGGTGTTATTACTTGGAACAAAGGTAACATTGAACTCGAAAATAAATCTAAGATAGCCGCATACGCTACATCGGCTGCCGGTGTTCGTGGTGGTTCTTATAACTTAATTTTCTTAGATGAATTTGCTTTCGTACCTAAAAATATGGCCGATGAATTCTTTACATCGACATATCCAGTTATTTCTTCTGGTAAAACCACCAAAGTTATTATCGTTTCTACACCATATGGACTAAACCACTTTTATAAAATGTGGGTTGATGCAACAGAAGGTAGATCAACTTACAAACCTATTGAAGTTCATTGGTCAATGGTTCCAGGTCGAGATGAAAAGTGGAAAGAAGAAACGATACGAAATACTTCTGAAGAACAGTTCCGTCAAGAATTTGAATGTGTTGATGGAGACACTTTCATTACAATTTATGATAGAGAAACTAAAGATGAATATCGAATAAAAATTAAAGATTTGTATGAATTAGTTTGAAACATAATTTTTTAGTTTTATAAATATAGTTAGGAGACACTATATGAAAAACTATAAAAAAATATGGATTAAAAATTATGGAGATATTCCTAAAGATGAGTTTGGTCGATCTTACGAAATTCATCATAAAGATGGTGATCATAACAATAATTGCATAGATAATTTGATGTGTATTACCATACAAGAACATTATGATATTCATTATAAACAAGGAGATTATGGTGCTTGTGTAATGATAGCAAAAAGAATGGCTCTACCACCAGATTATATTTCAAACATTCAAAAAGGTAAAAAAAGACCGGGTGTTGGCGGTGTAAAAAAAGGAACTACTCCGTGGAACAAAGGACTTTTTGGTTACAGTTTAATTTTATCTGAAGAAGGTAAACAAAAAAAATTAGAAGCATCAAAGAAAAATAATAAAATCTCAGATATTTTAGCTGATGAAATAAAAAAAGAATTTGAAAGTAAACCTTCGATTGACGACCCTAGAATAGGAAAAAAACAACAAAATGGAAAAATTTTTTCTTACGAAAGAGCTTTTTGTTTAGAATATGCAAGGAGGTATAAAGTTTCTGACCAATACATTTATAGAATTATAAAGAACAAAGTAAAACATGTTTAAAGAAAATAATGGTAGGTATTTAATTAAAACGCCTACAGGATACAAAAATTTCAAAGGAGTGCAAAAAAAAATTGTTCCTGATTTGTATACTTTTGTTTTTGTAGATAATGGTTTTATTAAATGTTCTGGTAGGCATTTATTTTTAACTGATTTGGGATTTAAAAAAGCAGAAGAAATAACTTTAGATTTAACTATCTCAGGTAAATCTATTGCCAAGATAGAAAAAGAGTCAGGAAACTTTGAGGTTTATGATCCTGTTGGAGTAGAAGATCATTCCACGTATTTTTCGAATGACGTAATTTCTCATAATACTGAATTCATTGGTTCTTCAGCAACATTGATTTCTGGTTCTAAACTAAGATCATTGGCTTTCCATACTCCAGTGCATGCCGAAGAAGGTTTAGATATTTACCAACAACCTCAACCTGGTAGAATGTACATAGGAACTGTAGACTGTTCTGAAGGAGTGGAACAAGACTACTCTACCATTAATATTATTGATGTGACTGAAGTGCCTTATAGGCAAGTAGCAAAATATAGAAATAATAAACTACCTTTGTTGTTCTTTCCTACAATTATTTACTCACTATGTAAGAAATACAATGAGGCTTACGCTCTAATTGAAACAAATAACGTGGGCCAACAAGTTGTGGATATTCTACATTATGATTTGGAGTACGAAAACATTTATAAATTAGAACATCACCACATCAAAGGTCAATCTATTTCTTCTGGATTTAAAAGATCGACTTCTTTTGGTATCAAAACCACTAAATCCGTCAAGAAAATTGGTTGTGCTAACTTAAAAACACTGGTAGAAAACGATAAGTTACTTATTTCCGACTTTGATACCATAGCCGAGTTGAATACTTTTGTAAGAAACAAAGACTCTTATATGGCAGAAGAAGGAAACAATGACGATTTGGTTATGGGATTGGTTCTCTTTTCTTGGCTGGCAGCCCAATCCTATTTCAAAGAAGCTACAAACATTGACATTCGAAAGTACATGTTACAGGAAAATAACATGTTAGTTGAAGAAGATTTGACACCCGTTGGAATTATTGACGATGGCCGAAAAGAAGAATATGTTCATGACGGTGGAGATATTTGGTCTGAAAAAGGTTATCTTTCCTCAAATCTGTAAAAAACTAAATAGATCATTAATTATAAATACAATTGACCCGATAACAAAAGGAGAAATCCATGGCATTTCAGCTATCACCTGGGGTAAATGTATCAGAAATCGATCTGACTACAATAGTCCCTTCAGTCGCCAGTTCCATTGGCGCTTTTGCTGGTCCTTTTGCTTGGGGCCCGGTTGGTGAAGTCGTTACCATATCTGACGAAGTTCGTCTTGTAGACAGATTTGGTAAACCAGACAGTACAAATTATGAATACTGGTTCTCAGCAGCAAACTTCCTAGCATATTCAAACAACTTAAAAGTAGTTCGTGCGGCAAACACTTCTTCTACTTTAAACGCCAGTGCAAACGGATCTGGTGCATTAATTAAAAACGAGAGCGATTACACAGAAAATTGGTCTACATCGAACACTTCTCTTGGTTCAGTCACAGCAAAATATGCTGGAGCAATTGGTAGCAGTTTAAGAATTTCTTTCTGTGCATCTTCGCAGGCGTTCTCATCCAACCTAACAGTAACAGATTCGTTGAAATCTAATGCTGTAACAGCGGGTGCTACAGTCATCAATATTCAAGGTAATGCTAATGCTGCAGCTAACTTGCAGATTGGCGATCTAATCTCTGTTGATGGTGGAACAACCTACATTCGAGTTGCTGCTGTTAATGCTACAGCAATTACAGTTGCATCTGCACCAGGTGCAGTGACAGAAGGTGCTGCAATCTTACGTAAATGGCAATATGCCGATAACTTTGGTGTGGCTCCAGGCACCTCTGATTATGCAACGGCAGCAATGGGATCAAATGACGAAATGCACATTATCGTTATTGACGAAGATGGCAAATTCTCAAACGGTGTGGCAAATACTGTTCTTGAGAAATTCTCATTTGTTTCGAAGGCTTCTGATGCTAAATTTGGTGACGGTTCAACCAACTACTATGTAAACGTCTTGAATGATCGTTCACGTTATGTTTGGTGGACTTCTCATGTACCAGGAAACAGCAGTTGGGGTAACACTGCAGCAGGCACTACATTTGATGCAGCAAATGGTCAAAGAAATCCATTCTATGCTTCACTGTCTGGAGGTGCTGATGGTACAATTGGTGCTTCACAGATTACTTCGGCATACGACTACTTCGCTAACCCGGCTTCAGTTGACATTTCCTTGATTGTATCTGGACCAGGAAACTCCACAGTTGCTACACATTTGATTTCTAATATTGCTGAAGTTCGTAAAGACTGTATGGTGTTCTTATCGCCAACTAAGACTTCTGTTGTTGACAATGCTGGTTCAGAATCTTCATCGGTAATTGCTTACCGTGATACACTGACTTCAACATCTTATGCTGTAATCGATTCAGGTTACAAATATCAGTTCGACAAATACAATGATGTTTATCGTTGGATCCCTCTGAACGGTGACATTGCAGGTTCTTGTGCTCGTACTGACCTAGAACGTGATCCTTGGTTCTCACCAGGTGGTTTCAATCGTGGTCAAATTAAGAACGTGATTAAACTTGCATGGAATCCAACAAAGGCTGAACGTGATGACATGTATGTGAAGGGCATTAACCCTGTTGTTACTTTCCAAGGAGAAGGAACAGTTCTGTTTGGTGACAAGACTATGTTAAGCCGTCCATCGGTTTTTGATAGAATTAATGTTCGCCGCCTGTTTATTGTACTAGAAAAAGCAATTGCTCGTGCTGCTCGTTCCTCATTGTTTGAATTTAACGATCAGTTCACAAGAGCGCAGTTTGTTAATCTAGTTGAACCATATCTACGTGATGTACAAGGTCGTCGTGGTATCACTGACTTCCGTGTTGTATGTGACGATAGCAATAACACAGGAGAAGTTATTGATCGTAACGAGTTTGTTGGTGATATCTACATCAAACCTGCTCGCTCGGTTAACTTCATTCAACTTAACTTCGTTGCTGTTCGCACTGGCGTAAGCTTTGAAGAAGTTGTTGGAAGATTCTAATAAATAGAGAAACAGGAGATACTTAAATGGCTTTTAACGTAAACGAATTCCGTTCCCAAATGATTGGGGACGGTGCCCGTCCAAATCTATTTGAAGTTTCGTTGCCGTTTCCTGCGTTCTCATCACCGGGAAACGCTCAAACAAAAACAACTTTCATGTGTAAAACAGCACAACTACCTGGTTCAACACTAGGTATTGTGCCTGTTCAATATTTTGGTAGAGAGTTAAAGTTTGTAGGTAACAGAACTTTTGCTGATTGGACTATCACAATTATCAATGATGAAGATTTCGTCATTCGTAATGCTTTCGAAAGATGGATGAACGGCATCAACAGTCACAACTTAAATGTCCGCAATCCTGCGGCACTTTTACCAAGTGGTTATTCTGTTGACGGCGAAGTTACTCAGTTCGGTAAAAAAGGAGATACACTTAAAAAGTATAAATTTGTTGGATTATTTCCTTCAGATATTACTCCTATTGATGTTGACTGGGGTTCGAACGATACGATTGAAGAATTCTCTGTAACTCTCACCTATCAGTGGTGGGAATCCGTTGCAGACGGTGTAGTGTAATAGAGAAAGGCTTCGGCCTTTCTCTAATTTTTAGGATGAATATTTAATGGCGCTAAAACTATTCGGGTTCACACTCGGCGGTAAAGATATTGCTAAGGAGCAACCTCCTGAGCAACCTTCCTTCACACTTCCAACAAACGCTATGGATGATGGTGCTGTCACCATCACTCAAAATGCTTATTATGGAACGTATGTTGACCTAGAAGGTTCTGTTCGAAACGAGTTAGAACTCATTACACGTTATCGTGAAATGGCAAACCATCCAGAATTGGAAATGGCCATTGATGATATCGTTAATGAGGCAATTACTCATGATGTTTCGGGTAGAACTGTAGATATTATTCTTGACAAATTAAAACAACCAGATTCTATCAAGAAAAAAATACTTGAAGAATTTGACAATGTTTTAAAGCTTTTAAATTTCAGTAACTTATCTGATGACCTGTTCAAGAGATGGTACATTGATGGTAGAATTTACTATCAAGTTGTTGTTGATGAAAAAAATCCAAAATCAGGCATCAAAGAATTAAGATATATTGATCCTCGAAAAATACGTAAGATAAGAGAGATCAAGAAAGATAAAGATCCAAAAACTGGAGCAATGATTATTCAGTCAATTGCTGAATACTATGTGTACAATGATCGTGGTACAACCACACAAATGTACAGTGCTCAAGTTTCTCAAGGTGTAAGAATTGCTCCGGAATCAATCGTTTATGTAAGTTCTGGTTTAATGGATGCAAAGAACACCTTTGTTATTTCTTACCTACACAAAGCAATT